CTTTAGGAAGAAGAACAGATGTAACGATGATTAATGAATCTAACTTATACAAACTAATTTTTCAATCTAGAAAACCAGAAGCAGAAAGATTTGCTGATTGGGTAACAAGCGAAGTTTTACCAGCTATAAGAAAGCACGGTGCATATATGACAGACGGAGTTATAGAAAGAACTCTTACTGATCCCGATTATTTGATAATGCTTGCTACTAATTTAAAAGAAGAAAAGGCAAAAAGAGCATTGGCAGAGGCAGTAAATGAAAGAAACAAACCAAAAGTATTATTTGCCGACACTGTATCAGCATCTAAAAGGTCTTGTTTAATGGGAGAACTTGCCAAGATGATAAGTCAAGAGGCTATAAGACAAGGGAAATTAGATAAAAAGATAGGACAAAATAAACTTTTCGCTTGGATGAGAAACAAAGGTTATTTGTGCAAGGGTGGAGAAAGAAGAAACCAACCTAAGCAATCGTATGTAGAGCAAGGTTTATTTGAGATTAAAAAAGGAACTAGACTTGATGGCCAAGGAAACAACATTGTTACAAGCACTACCAAGATAACAGGTAAAGGACAAATTTATTTTGTTAATAAGTTTTTAGGATAGGAGGAAGTTATGGAAAGCATAATTGGAATATCAGAAGCTGCAAAAAAACTTGGAAAAGGGGAACAGCAAGTTAGAGAAATGTTGAAAAATAATAAATGCACATTTGGAATTGCATATAAAAGAGAGGGATCAACAAGGCATACTTACAAAATTGATAAAAATGCACTAGACAGATGTTTAAAAGGCGAACAAAATTTATTTAAAAATTAGGAGGAAGTTATGGAGAATAAAAAAACTAGAAAAATTAGAAAAAGAAGCCAAGTTTTTGAAATGTTAGATGGAAGAAAGGTTGATGATGTTTGTGTGAGATTTACTGCCAAGCCGGAAAAGGAAAGAATAAGAGATAAAGTTTTAGGAGTTTTTATTGTTAGCTTATGTATGACATTAGCACTTGCTGGACCGAATGAAATTGCTAGGGTAGCAGGGATTGTGTTGATGTTTATGGGGTCTTTGATGGCGTTTTTGGCATAAAAATAAGCCGACGGCAATCGGCTAATTTAAAACAACTTATAGATAAATTATACACCATTTGGAGTAAAAATGGAATATAAAAATTGGATAGATGGTTTAGATAATAAAAAAATAATTAAAATAAAAGGATTTGCTGGGAGAAGATTTCACATATATGTCGAACCAGTAAGAGATGATAAAGAATTTATCATTGAAGTATATTTTTGTGAAGTTTATGGGAAAAATACAATTCCTGAATTGTGGTTTAAAAATGGTAAGACTGAAAAAGTTTTAAATAAATATATGTGTATTACAACATGCTGCAGGGATAAAGATGGAATCCTAAATGCTAAATTTAATCCACAATTGAAAGGCATACATGGAATTAACTTTGATTATATGTTAGAGAGTAACCAGGAGAATTTAAAGAAATTAATTGAAAAAACTATAGATATGTATGTAAAAAATATAAAAGAATTATGATTTGGAGCAAAAATGGAAGACATAAAAGAAGTTATAAAAGATTGGAAGACTGAACATATAGAAAAAAGAATTGTTCTTTTAGAAAAACAAGGAGCAAACCTTGATAATTGCAAATTATTAAAAGCATTAGATAAAGAATTGGAAAGACGAGATAGGCAACAAATTGCTATGCTTGGAGATTATTACGAGGTGTGAAAATGATAGAAGTTAGTTTTAAAGTCCCAATAAAGGCAAAAGCACAAGTTTATGCTGATAAATATAGTGAAACTGAAGATATTTTACAAGCGATAAATAATGAATTCTCAACTTGGGATATTACAGATTTTAATTTAGACGATATAGAAATTGACTATGACACTATTGAAGAAGTAACGGATTATTAATAATTATGAAAAATATTGCAAATATAACCAAACTAACAAAAGAAGAATGGCTAGAGTTAAGACGTAAAGGAATAGGTGGGAGTGATTGTGCCGCTGCTTGTGGTCTTAACCCTTGGAAGAGTAAGGCACAATTATTTTTTGAGAAGACTGGGCAAATTGATGGCTCTTTAGAAGATAACGAAATTTTAAGACAAGGGCGAGACCTTGAAGAATATGTGGCAAAAAGATTTTGTGAAGCTACAGGAAAAAAGGTAAGACGAAATAATTTCGTGATGGTAGATAATGAATATCCATTCATGCTTGCAAATATAGATCGAGAGCTTGTAGGAGAAAAAGCAATACTTGAATGTAAGACAACAAGTCCTTATGGAAAAAGTAATTGGGAAGATGGGAAAATACCAATCCAATACGAACTTCAATGCCACCATTATATGGCAGTAACGGGGGCTGAAAAATGTTATATAGCTTGCTTAATATTTTCTACAGATTTTATAATTCGAGAAATTGAAAGAGATGAAGAAATTATAGAGATGATAAGAAAACAAGAAGGGGAGTTTTGGAACGATTATGTACTAGCAAATGAGGTACCAGCACCAGACGGAACTAATCTCTATGATGATAGCCTCAAAAAACGATTTAAAGGAGGCATAGAGGAGATAAAAACTATAGATATAGGCAATGATACCTTTAAGGACTATATAGACCGTAAAAGTTTAATTAAAGAGTTAGAAAAACAAAATAAGGAGATAGAGCAGACGATAAAACTCCAAATGGGAGATTTTAACTATGGAGAAAATGAATTTTTGACTGTATCGTTCAAACCTTATACATCTAACAGATTTGATAGTAAGAAATTTAAAGAAGATGAACCAGAACTTTATAAGAAATATGTAAAGCAAAGTGAAGGAAGAAGATTTTATTTGAAGGAGAAAGTAAATGACTAACGCAAAAAACGCATTGAAGAAAAATGCACAAAACAAAACACCAGCGAAGAAACAAAATACAACAGTTAGAGGCTTATTAATGGCTATGAAAGGGGAGATTCAAAACGCCCTCCCTTCATATTTGCCAACTGAAAAATTTATAAGAACTGCATTAACTGCAATAAATACGACACCAAAACTTGCAGAGTGTACGCAAGATAGTTTGCTTGCTGCAATTATGAATTCTGCACAATTGGGATTGGAATTTAATACACCACTTGGGGAATCTTATCTGATCCCTTACGAGAATAAAAAAACAGGGATTACAACAGTAAACTTTCAAATCGGGTATTTTGGATTATTAAAACTAGCCTATAATACAGGACAATTTAAAAGAATAACCGCAAAAGAAGTAAGAGAAAACGAAGATTTTTATATTAATTATGGAACAGGGGAAGTAAAGCACGAGCCTTGTTTAACTGGAGATAGTGGAGATGTTATAGGCTAC